ATTATTCGCTCTCCTGTGCTGGGGCGGCGGCAAGCATTGCCTCGTCAATTGCCTGCCTGACGGTCATAACAGGGAAATTGGAGTCATTTAGCATCATGGCGTTTCTTTGGAAATTCGCGTCAAACTTCCAACCGTAGGATGTGCCGTAATACTCATTAAGCCTTGCGTTCTGAGCATCAAGCCAGTTGAGGCGCTTTGTATCTGCCGAACCATCCGGAATTACCGGAGAGTTGATGGCGTCACGCTCTGCTTTAATCTTATCCGCATCTATCTCTACCCCTGAATTTCGAATATCTGCTACGCCATCTTTCAACTTGTAAGGCTCGCTTACAGGTTGTGCATTGACAGGTGCAGTTGCTGAAATCAGATAATCGCCAAAATCTGTGATATAGCTAATTCGACCTGAGCGCTGTAACGCTCCAATTTTTTCAAGCCGCTGCACCTGTTCTTTTTCCAGATCATGACCGCCTGATTCTGGGTCATCACAGCACTCAGCAAAACGGTGTAGCGCTGCAATGTCTGCATCAGTAACAAACGAACGCAACTCACGCGGTATTACAGGTTGTGCTGTAGACGCGAGCGAGCGTAAATCAGTAACGATCTCATCCGCCCAATCCTGCCAACCGAACGGTATTCCGTTCGCTGCGCTGGCTATGTGATTTGCAAGTCCAATTAGTTTTTCGCTCAAATCGTTTTGTTCTGGTATTACAGGTTGTGCGGGTACTTCATCGCTAAGCAATGGAGGTAAGTCAGGAACGGTCACGCCAAACAATGCAGCTAGGGTGCGATAATTCTGTTCGGAGTGATAGCGGCCTTTACAACGAACAAGCTTCTCCGCCGCCGCTTTGATGATTTTATCTCCCTCATCAATGAGGGTACCATCAGGCTGTTTAGGTAGTACCGGCGCTGCATAGAGTGGGGTTCCCGCACCACAACCGGCGCTAAACTCGTTATGACTGTTGTATTCTGGAAAGTCTTCACTATCGGTTGCTACCCAAGCCACCGGATTCTTAGCTGCTTGCTCGTATGCCAGAATCTGTCTAGCCATCAACTCCGCTTCTTCAGCTGGAATCATGACATTTGCACTATTCCCGTACTTTTCACGCCATGTGGCGATGGTTTCCAAACGCTCAGTTGTTAACTTAGTCATTGCTCTGCTCCTCGATGCGCTTAAATTCGATTACCCAAACCCACGGGTTGTGCTTAAACGACTGCTCTGGATAGATTCCATCCCATAAATTACGGAACCATAAAAATGGGTCATAGTAGCCGCCGTCAGCAGCTAATTCGGCTGGATATCCTTCCGCCTTTGCATCTTCATTGCTGATATCGTTTAATCGCTCTACGCGTACATTAGTGATTTCAAGAAGAATGCGTGACGCCCAGCGCGGCATGTGGATTGACGGCCGCCAACAACAACGCAAATTATCGTCCGCATCATAAAACTCTGGCGCTGGTACACCGTCCGCTTCGTAAACGCAATTTTCAGGCTTCTCGTACTTTTCTGCATTTCGCAGCAAATCATCCGAGTGCTCAAAATCTACTAGTGGCCCCTGCCATGTTTCACGAACCCAGATGCGGTCGCCAACATTGCCGTGAGGGCACAAACCATGCTTGGGTGCATCCATAACGTGGGGATAAACTCCATCACGGGTTTTGATTGGCTTTGTGAGAGTCATACAGTTATCAGGGGTAACGTTTTTAACAATCCTCCGCGTCTGCGTTTTCTGTCCTGATAGAATCGCTCGCACCATTTCTGCATTAAAAATCATGCCGCGCTCTTTGCTGTTACTGTGCATCATTAATCCCCTTGCGAAGAGATTCTGCGTATTCATCAAACATTTCTGCTGTCGTATCTAAGAAACACGCTCTGTCGTGATGGCCTAATCCGCGAGCGCATCTTGCTCGGCTTCTGAAATGCTCAGATCCAGATTCAACACCTTTTGCCATCGTCTCTCTGGTGAATGCGTCGGTGGATGGGGTTTCGTCTTTTGATTCAATCCACTTTCCATAGTGGTAATCAAACATCCCTGCTGGGCTTCCGCATCCGTAAATGCCGTGGTCTTTCATGGCGCTACCACACATGCAGTAGCTGTTATCAGCATTGTTCACGATATCAACAAGTAACTGCATTCTGCTCTTGATGGACTCAGATTCAGCCGCCATATCAGCCAACTTCTTCTCAAGCGCATCACGCTGCTGAACTACTGATTCGTAGGTCTCTATTGGTAGGTTGTTCATGAATATCTCCTATGCGGCATCGGCTATAAGCTCCATGCCGTACATGAATTTGGTAGGTTCGAGTGACTGATGAGTTTTGCCGTTGAAGCTATAAACGATGCTGCGGTCGGAGGCTGAAACGATGGTGTACTCAATGCCGCGCTTTCCGATGTAGCGCTGTCCAGCTTTTGGCTTGTGAATAACGATGGGCTTAGGTGGTGGTAACTTTGGTGTGATTTTCTCGATAACAGCATCTACATCGATATCATCTCTTAGCCGGTAAACCGTACCGCCTATCTTCATATCTCCCCATGGTTCCGCTGTTAGGTATTCCCTTCTTGCGAAGAGGTGGTTGATTTGGATGTACTCGCAACTCTTTGTGTTGCGCCAGGTGTAATAAAGTTCTTTGTAGTTCAGCGTCACCCCGCCAGTAGCACCGCCGCCCAATAGCTTGCCGCCCACTGAGTTAAGTGCTCTGTGGAATTCGGTGATGTTATTGTCGGGGTGCTGGCTGAGGACGCGCAGGATATGCTGCGGCGTCATGGTGGTTACCTGTTAGAAGAAGTTCTCATCTCCGGGATATTCATTGGAGTTGTTGCCTTGCCACTGGTTAGAGGATTGTGCGGCTTTTGAGCGTTCATCTTTATCGCTTAGTTGGGAAACAATTTTGTCGATTGCAGTTGGTGCCGCACCATCAATTTTTTCTGCAATGGTCTGTCGAGTACTTGGAATGAAAGGAATGCGAATATCAAAACTGAAGGTATCAGCGCCAGTTGATTTCTTTGTTTTTAATATCTTTTGCAGCACCAAACCAACACGTTTTCCTGTGAATTCAGGGGCAATAACGTGATTTACAGCCAGCATTTTTTCTGTAATTTGCTGGACGCCAGCGCACCCCATAATTGCCTGAACCATGTTCTGACCGAACGTGTTTGGCGAACCGTCTTTTTTAAACACACATACGCTTAAGTAGTTAGCTTTTCGCCCATCGTCTGTTTCACCGGAAAACTCGATAAACTTAGCGTTGCTTTCGGTCGTATATAGCTTTGCCTCATCTATCGTGAGAATGTAATCCCCACTTTCTGTGATATAACCGCTCTGTCCTGCTGATACCGCTTGCTCTTGGTTATAAACAAATAATGGCTGTGTCATGCTGCATTTCCTTTGATTGAGTGAACGTTATTTGTGATCCCGTAGTATTCGCAAATTGCAGCGTCAACGGCTTGTAGGTCGTTTTCTATCTCTGGGCTATCAAACATGCCCATTGGGGATTTAACTGGGTCTGAACCGCTGTTCTGCGTGGTAAATAGGTATTGCCCATCCTTCACTGAAGTTTTCAGAACGATGGTGAACATGCCTTCTACCGTGATTTTTTCATCCAACATTTTCCCGATGGTTTTCATTTTCACTCTTCCCATCTGAGTTTCCTCAGTGTGTGACAGGAAGTAGATTCGTAGGTCATCAGGCGTTTCGTTAATAGCTTTATCAATGATGTTCCATGCGTGAGAGCCGATTTCAGTAAATTTATCGAATGATTTCTCATCAGATCGGCGCATGAACTCATTAGCCATCAGGTATTGGAAATCATCGATAATGACTATGGACTTACCGTATCCAGACGCCGCTTTTATCGCCGCGATGATTGATTGCCAGTTATCAGTAGTGAACACCGAGGTTGCTGGCTCGGACTTATTCCATTTTTTCCAACCGGCAGAACGGAAGGGGAGGGGCTTTCTTATTGTCTGGATGAGAAGTGTATTTTCTGGGGTAATATTACGAAGGCTTGTTGATTTCCCTGTTCCTGACTCACCTAAAATTAACGTTGCGGTACCCATAACCACCTCCTAATTAAAGTCACCAGCAAATTCGCCCAGAGTTATTCGTGGGCTTTCGTGTGTGCTTCCGTGCCATCTAAGTTCAGTCTCTGCTTGAGATTCATTCATCTGCTGCTCTAGCTCGCTGAACATTTTTGCGATAAACAAATCGTCCTCTAGCTGCTCTTTATTCATGCTGCCGCCTGTCTTTCACTAACATCAAAACCAAGTCCATTCAGGTATTCACAAATAGTTTGAATATCCATACCCGCTAGAAGCTCTATAAGCTCTTTCTCGCTGTTTGGTTGTTCAACTATGGAAACGCCTTTCAGCTCTACTACGAACTCGCCCTGACGCACTCCATGCTTGCTAGCGAACGATGTACATGTGATGTTCATAGCGGATCACCTTTGATGAATAAGTGCTTAACTACGGGAAGTCGTTTAACCCAGCGCAGAAATCGACAAGCTCTCACCGCTTGGATCCGGCGTGGTTCTCTCATGAAATCAGTCATAGTTATTTGCTCCAGAGTGGTGAGAAGAATTGAGTGACGATACGAACGATGCGGTCTAGTTGTGATTCGCGAAGAGTGCCCATGCGAGGGCACCCTGCAAAGCTGAGTTCTTGCATGGGGTTACTCCTGTTTGATTGTTGGTTTCATTGTAAAACGCCTACGCTTTGCGATGAATTGCGGGTATAAAAAAGCCGCATTTAAGCGGCCTGTGGTACGGTTTTCACTTTTATCGACATGTCGTCGTAATCAATGTCCAAATCTTCGGTGTCGATAATTTTGATGCCATGACTGCCATCCATCGGCGGCCAACCTTCCTGCCCGTTACCCGAATCCCAATCGAACTGTTTAATCAATCCGTCAATGGTGTAGCCGGCAGTAAACTGGATATAGATGATTTCCCGCGCCAGCATTTTCAGTACTGCATTAAGAACGCCGTCGTGCTGCTCAACGCGCCATTCTGCATTGCTCCAGAAGTTGTTCAGTTCGTGCAATGCGTCATCAGTAACAATGTCATGGTCAATTTCAACGGTAACACTAGCCTTCCAGTCGTAATCAATTTCGTAGCGTTTTATGTTCGGCATACTTTCCTCCAGCCATAAAAAAGCCCCTAACGAGAGGGGCAAAACGTGTCATCTAACCAGAGCAGTCATTCTCCGGTTATGAGCGGGATTGCTCACAGCAGATACTCAGTGAATACCTGCGATGTGCATTACTCG